TTTGTACTTCTTCCCCAAGTACTTAAACGAGACGACCAAAGACTACACAGAAGATGTCCCAACAGATAAATTCCCCAGACTCCGCGGTGACCAGTGAGCCGGTCCGGACCCGTTCAGGTCGCGTGACGAAGCCTCCCGTGCGTTACGAACCGATTGAGCAGGTCGAGGATGATTACTCGGATGCCGAGTACGATTCGCACGAGTCGGACACGTGCGACGAGGACATCTCTGATGATTCTGACGAGGAAGATGATGAGGAAGATGCAGATGACGAAGGCAACTTGGATGGGTTCGTTGTGCCAGATAAAAGCGAGAGTGACGAAGATGTTAGTGAAGACGATGGAGAACCTCCCGTTCCTCAAGCAAAACGAACCCCAGTCAAGAAACGCCCCGTCCGAAAGTGATTGGCCTCAGCGCCCCCAACCTCGTTACATGCAGGAGGAAGACGAGCCACGGGGTCCGATTGACATTGCCGTGCCCAAGGCGGACGTGCTCGATAGCATCAAGGGCAACCCTATGGCCCTCGTGCTCCTAGGTATTATCATTGGCGCGCTTCTTGTGAATATGCGCCCGGTCGTGATCAAGAGTTAGGAAGGTACGCTCAGTGTAATTTTAGTAAACTTGTAAGCCTGATCGAGCACTAGATTGCTCGGTGCATTTCCAGCGACGTATCTAGTCGTCTGCTTTATTCCCGCCGCGTTCTCGGCCACAACGATCAGTGGAGGATAAACCTTCATAGAGTTCGTTGTGGATGTGATTGTGTGGGTCCCAGGGCCTAGCTGAGTTTCGGTGCCCTTTATAGAGTCCATAAGAATGACCTTTGATACAGGTTGGCCAGGCTCCGCCTTGGCGACCTCTATGCCGCCTGGTTCTGGAATTGAATCGAAATAAAATAGGGGAGCCGATCCCGAACTAGAGTCCTCTCCGATAAAGTCACCTATGGGCCCGGTTCTTCCGGCTCGCACATTTTCTTGCAAAAATCCGACCCATGAATTCTCACGAGTCTGATCGGCCGGCTCCATATCTCTGAATACCTCAAACTGATTGTCGTACGCTGGAACAGTTTGAGATATTTTGGCTGGCGGCCCCGGCACGAGTCTATAGGCCAAGTAGACCAAGACCGCGCCGATGACGAACGCCAACAGAATGAAAATCATTTACTAATTTATACTTGTAAAAAAACTAGGCCGCCTCGGCAGTCTCGTCGCCCTCGGCGATGGTGTCCTGTGCCTTGGCCTCGGCCTCCTCGAGAGCCTTGCGACGAGCAATCTCGGTGGAGACCCGCTCGTCGGCCAGCTTGACCAGCTCCGGCATCTCCATGTCCGGGAACTCCTTCTTCAGGTCATCAATCAGGTCGGCCGGGTGGGGAATCGGTGGCACGTCGGGCTTGGTATAGAACTTGCTGTTCTCATCCCCCGGCTCGATGTAGGGCGCGTCACCCGGAATGGGCTTGGCGGTCATGTCGCGCTTGCGCTTCTCGAACATCGCCGCGGCCATCGATTGGTTCTCGCGATATTTGCTCATAATCTCCTCAAGCTTGTCGTTCTGGTAGTGCACGTCGTTAATCTGCTCGCGGTCCGGGGGGATCAGCAGCCACTTGTACATGTCGACCACGTAGATGTCGCAGAGCGCATCCTCCTTCTGAAGGCGCTTGGCGTGGCTCGCCGCCTCATCGCGGGTCGCGAAGCACCCGCGAATCTTCATGCCGAGCTTCTCATTCTTCTGCGGCTGATCAGGGCCCACGAAGGAAATGCAAGCAAAAAGCTGTCCTGGGACGGTCAGGTAGTCAGACTCGAGAGAACCCATATAAGAATAACAAGTGCTTATTTTTTAAGCCCAAATACGCAATGGACGAACTTCGCAAACTACACAATAGCTGCAAGCGCGATATCATCACCAAGTGGGTCCGACCCGGATCGACCGTGCTGGACTGCGGATGTGGTCGTGGAGGAGACTGGCACAAGTGGAAGTCGGTCAAGGCCAAGATCTTCGCAATTGACCCGGATGCCGAGTCCCTCGCCGAGGCTGAAAATCGAGCCCTTGGAATGAAACTGGACGTCTGGTTCCTGGGCCAGGGTGACATCCGACAGGCGGCATTCGCCGGCCCGTTTGACGTGGTCTGCTACAACTTTTCGATTCACTACATCTTTCAGGATCCCGAGACGTTCGACCTGTCCATCAAGGCCATGGCCCTCTCAGTCAAGCCGGGTGGATTTCTGATTGGAATTACACCCGAACTGGCCAGAGCCGAGGGGATGGTCGATCAGTTTGGTCACTACAGGGACCAATTTGGAAATGAAATTGCTCTGACCCACGGAAACCGGAATCTCCTCGTCAGGCTTGTGGATGGCCCCTTCTATGCGGATGGTGGTCGGGAGGAACCCACCCTGGACGCCCAGGTCCTAATTTCAAAACTAAAAGAGGTGGGCTTTGAAAAACTGGTCTGGGAACCCATGCTCCCCAGACCCAATGGACTTATTTCGGACCTTTACTCAAAATTCGTTTTCAAAAAGATCTCGGTACACTAGTAGTACATGGACGGAGTCATCACTCCAGAGAGTATATTCATGATAGGCCTCGTGAAGGTCCTCGTCCTGATAACCACCATGTTCAATCAGGAGCCCGAAATGCTCACCGAGCTCAAGAGCCGTTACTGGAAGATGCTCGATATACTGCGGGAAACCGGGGATCCGCTCTGGACACCGGTACTCAAACCGTCCATCATCACAGGAATCAAGGGGAAAAAGGATGGCGTCATAGGATCGAATGTGAATAAGGGTTACGAGATTTACATCTGCCTGGATGGAGGCGATGTAAACTCGGCGATGTACGTGCTGATTCATGAGGTTGCCCACATGTCAGTACCCGAGTACGATCACACTGATAAATTTTGGGAGAATTTCAAGAAGCTCAAAATGATTTGCATAGGCAAGGGCCTTTATGAGGCCAAGGGCGAACGTCAGTACTGTGGGGAGACTATTAGGGACTAGCCCCGAGTCCGAAGGACTCGTCCTAAGAAAAGTCGCTGCGCGACTCGCCCCTTAGGCCTTCTCCGCCAGGAACTGCTTCGCGAAGTAAAACACGATGGCCGCCACGATGGCGCTCACCACCATGCCCGTCAGGGACAGATCACCCGAGTCACCCAGGAACTTGGGCACCATGGAGCTCAGCTTGCCCTGAACGGGCTTGGAGAATGCAATCACTGCAGCCAGACCAGCGATGGCTGCCGTGAACTGCTCATCAGTCATGCCGAACGGGTTCTTGGACGAACCCTTGGACTCCGTCTTCCGGGGCGTCTTCTTGTTGCCCTGGGTGGGCATGGGAGGGCCCATGACCTCATCCTGAATCATGCCACCAGGGCCCTGCATAACCTCCTCAATCGGAGAGGAGAAGTCCGCCATTTGAGATTCATCAACGTTTTTTTCCTGGCTAGGCTTCAGCAGTCCGGTAGGCGGGCCCTCTTGTTTAGGGATCAGATCCTCAATGGGCGTGGACATCGAGTCTGCCGTATTGGGATCATACGAGTTCATTGAATTTCAAGAGGAAATTCATTTCGACTTTTTTACAACAATCGATGTCGAGCCCCTAGGTCGGATCGCCGCCGCCTGTGCAGGACCGGCCTGGGCCGCCCGTGGATTATAGAAGCGCTGGTGATACTGCCAGAACGCCGCCCCACCGACTCGGAAGTTTCGGCGTATCGGCGCCTTGTACCAGAAGACGCAGTCGGTGATCTTATTCGACTTGGCGGTGTTGTCGAGCACGAGGCACTCGTAGTTCTCAGTGCAAGCGTCCATGACCTGACCGAACATGTCGTACGTCGGGAACACGCCAAAGAAAGCCTTGTATAGGTTCTCGCGGTTCTGACGGACGTTGTCTCGTAGGGCGAACACGTAGTCGACGTTCGTGCGAATCATGGGAGTCATATCCATGCAGTACTGTGTGGTCATCATGAAGAAGATCTTCCAGTGCCGGCCGTTCATGAACAGTTGGCGGATGCACGTGTCGCGCATGAAGGCCCGGTCGTACATGCAGTCGTCCATGAGCAAGAAGACGGCCGGGGTCCGGTCCTTTCCCATGGTCTTCACGAGCCGCTTTTGACGCTCTATGAGCTTCTCGATGGCCTCGCGATTATAGTCAGCATAGACGAACAGGTCCGGAATGAACTGCTTGTAGTGACCGTT